AGGTGCTCAGGCACCTCTCTAACTAACAAGGAGAAATAATGCGTTACCTAACACTAGCACTTTGTGCTGCATTCGCCAGTTTAATTTTATTCTTTAGTCAATCAATGGCACAGATTGTTGTGCCCACTAAAATGAATGTTGAACTGCAAGACCTATCTAAAGAAGCAAGGAAAGAAGTTGAGTGCCTTGCACAGAACATGTATTTTGAAGCAGGCCAAGAACCTAGAGAAGGACAACTTGGCGTAGCATTCGTCACACACAATAGAATGATGAATGGTAATTACCCAACAAGTTATTGTGGAGTGGTAAAACAAAAAATGGGTAATGTTTGCCAGTTCTCATGGTATTGTGAAGCGGCGGCACGTAAAAAACTCTTGACAATATCCAACAATGCGTTGTATAATGATATTACTGACTTAGCATTGAGATTTTATTTGTATACGAATGAATTTGATGACCCAACTAAAGGTGCATTATTTTTTCATGCAGATTATGTGAAACCTACTTGGAGTAACATGAGACGAACTGCTTACATTGGCAGACATATTTTTTATAATAGAGTTAAGAGGAATACATGATTTCAAGCAAAAAGGAGAAGGTGGTTATGGAAGAAGTGAAACGGAATGGATTGCACCATGTAACAACTTTTGCGATTACATTGGTGGCACTCTCAATTGTTGTTGCCGTAGGCATTTACGAAATGAATGAACGTAAACTCATGGCATCAAATATTGAAAGCGCCATTACTAAAGGTATTGATCCACTGACTGTACGATGTTCGTATGCAAAGGATTATGATACTATATGTATAGCACATGCAGCAGCAAACGGTCGTAAATAAATTTTAATTATTGGGAGATATAGTATGAATAAACTTGATCAATACAACAACGATGAACGTGGTAATTATAGTTTCAATTTTCACACTGAGGATGGTAAGCATGTAAATTTATCATTTCGTGCAGAACCCGATTATGATCTAGATATTATTTTTAGTGAGTTCAAAAACTTTTTGATTGCATCTGGTCATGATGTTGAGGGCGATGTTGGTGAGATACATGCGTATGATGAATCCGAAGAAGATTCTGATGACTATGCACAAAGTTGGGGTAAAGAAGCCGATGACATTTTGTTAGAATCAATAGATGCGATGACGCAAAAACAAACGGCAGATAAGTTCTCAATGGATCATTTGCCTAACAACGGATGGCCATTCGGTGGTTTGACTTCAGCAAGTATTCCTGCATTGACTACTGCTGATTTTGCATCGTTGACAGTAACCGACTTGCACACACTGTCCACACAAGGTTATGCTGATTGGGCAGGCATCAACAAGTATAAAACGATGGCACCAATTACACCAGAGCAAATCAAATCGTGGAGCGTTGATGCACCAGGTACTCTTGGCGGTGCAAAGATTGAATTCAAATAATGCCAACTAAAGATGAGATGATGAAGTTTGCACTAGAGATTGAGGCTCTGGTTGCAAAAACGGATTACACTTATCTTGAGGCAATTGTTGAACATTGTAAAGGCACAGGTTTGGAGATGGAAGTAGCAGCAACACTTATCACTCCAAACCTGAAGTCTAAAATACATGAACAGGCCGAGAGATTGAATATGTTGAAAACCAAAAGTAATCGATTACCTATATGACTGGATATGAAGCATTCTGTTTATACTCTTCTCTCAAACTGCACTTTACACAAGAATCGTATGACTACTTTAAGTATGGTGGTAAATCGAGGACAAGTATAGATGCATTTGAGAACAAGAAAGATAAATGGTTTTATTACAAACTGAGTAGGAGATTTACCAATGATGAACAGGCTAGAGATTTTCTTGTTGCTAATCTTGTGCATGATCGTGATGTTTGGATTGGAAATCTATTAACAGAAGATTCCGATGTCCATTATCGTGCAAGGCAGAAAGTGCTTCAATCGTTGTCGTATACCTTCACAAACGAGATTGCTTCGTTAATGAGTCATAAGAACCCAAATGACTTGTTAATGATGCGGGATGAAAGTCCATATCCTTTATTGCTGTCTATGTTGTTATACGGTGAAGTATCGATTGAAACTGTATGTATTCTAAACTCAATACTGAAGTTTTTACCTATGTGGGACAAGAAGATTGTGGACACGATTCACTATCCGAATGTAAGTTTGAAGATAAAGAAGTACACACCGTTTATACAATTTGATCCGACAAAGTATAAACTTATCCTGAAGAAAGAACTACATGAAAATTCGGAAAACAATGCAATTGTTTCTTGACGTTACATATATAAAAGTATATAATGAATCATGTGAACAAGATGCACATACGATAAACAACTAACTATACGAGGTAATATATGTCTGACTTTTCAGCACTCAAACGCAACCGTAATTCATTCGATAAACTAACCAAAGCAATCGAATCGACCACAGCAACACCAGAAGCAGGTTCAAAAGAAGATAATCGTTTCTGGCAACCCGAAGTAGACAAAGCAGGTAATGGTATGGCAGTGATTCGTTTTCTGCCAGCACCAGCAGCAGATGGTGACGATGCACTTCCATGGGCACGTGTTTGGAATCATGGGTTTCAAGGTCCAGGTGGTTGGTACATCGAAAACTCTTTGACTACTCTCAATCAAAAAGACCCAGTATCGGAATACAACTCCATTCTGTGGAACTCAGGCATTGAAGCAAATAAAGAAATCGCACGTAAGCAGAAGCGCCGTTTGACGTACATCGCAAACATTCTAGTAGTCTCTGACCCAAAAAATCCAGAGAATGAAGGTCAAATCAAACTGTACAAGTTTGGCAAGAAAATTTTCGACAAAATCTCCGAAGCAATGAATCCTGAATTTGCTGATGAGACACCGTTGAATCCTTTTGACTTTTGGGAAGGTGCCAACTTCAAAATCAAGATTCGTCAAGTTGAGGGTTATCGCAACTACGACAAGTCTGAGTTTGATAAACCGTCTGCCGTTCTTGATGGTGATGACGCCAAACTTGAAGCACTGTGGAAAACAGAACACTCACTCAAAGAGTTTACTGATGCCAAACAATTTAAGTCTTACGAAGTTTTGAAAGCGAAACTGGATAAAGTTTTAGGTCTTGATGGTGTTGCACCAGTAAAGACAAAGGCTGAAGATACGGTATTGAGTTCAGCAAAAACTGCACCCAGTTTGAATGAAACTGATGAAGAACTAGATTACTTTCGGTCCCTAGCAGAAGATTAAACTCTGCGAACGCCACCTTCGGGTGGCGTTTTTTTATGTTGTTCTTTGATTTAAGATTGTATCGAGTATACCTTGATCCCACACACTTGCAGTTGTGGCCATTACCCTATCTTCACCACCACTGGTGTTTACAGAGTTATCAATAAACATTGGATTGTCCATTGCTTCATTACCTAAATCTCTAAGCATATCTGCAACTTTAACCGAACCTAAACCTAATGCGCCACCAGTATATTTGTCTAACATTTCAAGTGGTGATGCCAGCGATGCTAAAAGACTCGAACCACCAGCAGGAGGTGTGCTAGATGCGGGTGCCGGTGGAGCAGATGAGGGTTTATTTCCAGCATCCGCTACCTGATTTCCACCGCCACCACTTGGTGCTCCACTACCACCACGTAATGCTAACTGTATTTGATTTGTTGAAATTGATGCTTTGTTGTTGCCTTTACCTTCATGATAAGATTTTCCAGTGTAAGGATTTTCAATTGAAGCAAATTCTTGAGATAATTCGAATTGCTGTTTGATCGGATCAGAACCCCCTGCTTTCAATCTTCTATTTACAAGAGCCATCGCTAATTTATCTTGTACAACAGGACTAAACATATCTTCTGGTTTAACAACTCCAGATTTTACTAATCCCGCTAAAGTATCTGGAATTATTTGATATCTACCAGCAGCAAACAATTCTTTTTTTGCTTGCAATGCCATAACTTCACCGACAGTCATTTTAGATAAACCTGGTATTCCTTTTGGAGTATCTCCTGCTTTTCCTCTATTTGCTGAATCATATCCGGCAGCACTTGCTTCACCTTTAGCAATCAAGTCTAATAAGTTTGCACCAGACACGGGAGTTGGTGAATTGCCACCGCTTCCATTAGACATTCCTGCCGCTGCCATTTTTTCTTGAACTTTTGTGTCATATAAACTAGAAACATTTTCAGCACTAAAGTTGTTTATGGCATTTTGTGTGTTGTTTGTTCGATCTGCTTTATCTTGTATTCTTTTATCTAATTCCTCAATATCTTTTTTTATTTTTTTCTCATAATCGGCTTTGTTTGGGATGTCAGATGAATCGGCATCCGATTGAATATTCATCTGTCCTGTTTTTTTGAAAGTTTCGAGGTCTTTAAATTTTTCTTCTCTCTGTCGTTTCATAGTATCTAAATCAACTTCGCCAGTCGCTGCTCCAATACCGGCAGCAAGTGCGGTGATAGCGGCACCCGGAAGAGTCATTAATGCTCTTGGACCCATCATTCCTATCGCCATTAGAGCAAATATTTTACCTTTATTTTCTTGAAAAAAGTTCTGAAAATAACCACTAAAATCTTTTAAGACACCCGCACCTAATTTCATTAGTAACTCGGTTGCGGTTTCAATTGCGGCAGAAACTCTTATGGTGACTTTCATAAATGCGTCTTTTACATCATCGACAAACTTGCCCA